CAGTAACATTTAATAATAAACAATATACGGTTCCCTTCGGATTAACCACAAGAGATTCTGCTTCAGAAATGCTTGTGAATAGGAAGCTATTAAGTATATTTAAAGTATCAGTTAATCCAAATAGGAAGTTTATCTTATCAGACTGGGTTCCAAAGAACGATCGTAGCGATACTTAGTTCCATAGAATTCTAGAATGTATAAATAAACGTATTGAATATAAACTTATTATGAATAACATATTAACTAACTCAAACAGAGGATAAAGCGATGGCATTTCAAGTATCACCAGGCGTTCAGGTCAAAGAGATCGACGCAACTAGCGTGATTCCAGCGGTATCAACCAGCATTGGTGGATTCGCAGGGTCATTTAACTGGGGTCCGGTTGCAGAGGTTTGCACAGTAGGTTCTGAACAAGAACTAGCTGACAAATTCGGCACACCAGATGACAGTACGGCTAAATATTTTCTTACAGCCGCGGCATTCTTAAAGTATGGCAACGCGCTGAAGGTTGTTAGGGTATTATCAGGGCATGACAATGCTACTGGTGATGGTTCCGGACAACTGATTAAGAATAAAGAAGATTATGATAATAACTATGCTAACGGATCCCTTTCAAAGGGAGATTGGGTTGCAAAGTACCCAGGAGTTCTAGGGAACAGTTTAAAAGTCTCAGTAATATCGCAAGGTATTTCTAGCTTTTCAAGCTGGACATATGCAGGGTCTTTTGACTCAGCACCAGGAACATCTGACTATGCAGTTTCAATTGGTAAGACGGGCGCAAACGACGAATTACACGTAGCAGTTATTGATGAAGATGGTTTATTAACAGGTACCGCAGGTACTGTGTTAGAAACTTTCGCATTCGTTTCCCAAGGTTCTGATGCTAAGAAGAGTGATGGTACATCCAACTACTATAAAGAGGTTATTAATAATAACTCTCAATATATTTGGTGGACAGATCATAACACTAACTTGGCTGAAGCAGGCTCACTTATTTCAAGTGTAGCAGGAAACAGTTTTACAACACACACATCAGCAATGGAAGCTTCATTGGCTGGTGGATCAGATGATAATGCACCAACTGCAGGCGAAATCGTAATAGGCCACGGCTTATTTGAAGACGCTGAAACAGTTGATGTTAACTTATTGTTTGGTTGTCCAGATGCTAACGGAGCAGAAACAATAGCAGAAAGTCTAATCTCAATTGCAACAGCAAGAAAAGATTGTATGGCTTTTGTATCTCCACCGATAGAGGACACAGTAGGAAGCGCAGCACCAGCAACAGACGTTATGGCGTTTGCAAATGGTTTAACTTCCTCATCTTACGCTTCTTGCGATAGTTCAGCATTATACGTATACGACAAATATAACGACGTATATAGATATATTGGTGCAGCAGGACACGTAGCAGGTTTATGTGCTAATGCCGATAACGTGGCAGATGCATGGTTCTCACCAGCAGGTGTTAACCGTGGTCAGCTATTTGGCGTTACAAAATTAGCATACAATCCTAAAAAAGCAGACAGAGATACATTGTACAAAGGAAGAGTAAATCCATTGGTTTCTTTCCCAGGACAAGGTATGATGTTATTTGGAGATAAAACTCTACTTAGCAAACCATCTGCATTCGATAGGATTAACGTTCGAAGATTGTTCATAGCACTAGAGAAAGCAATTTCAACAGCTGCTAAGGCACAATTATTTGAATTTAATGACGAGTTCACAAGAGCTAACTTCCGTAATATGGTAGAGCCGTTCTTGAGAGACGTTAAAGGTAGACGTGGCGTTACAGACTTCTCAGTCGTTTGTGATACTACTAATAATACCGGAGCGGTTATTGATGGTAACAGATTCGTGGCAGATATTTATATCAAGCCAGCAAGATCTATTAACTTCATTACACTAAATTTCATAGCAACAAGAACAGGCGTCGATTTCTCAGAAATCGCCGGCTTATAAGGGGTAATTAATCATGGCAATATTAGGCGTAGACGATTTTAAATCTAAGCTAGTTGGCGGTGGTGCTCGTTCTAACTTATTCAAAGTTACAATGAACTTCCCTGGCTATGCAAATGGCGATGTAGAACTTACATCATTTATGTGTAAAACAGCTCAATTCCCATCATCAGTGGTAGCACCGATTATGGTACCATTCAGAGGAAGACAACTTCAGATAGCTGGAGATAGAACTTTTGAACCTTGGTCCATAACGATTATCAACGATGTTGGTTTTGAAGTTAGAAATGCTTTTGAAGCATGGAGTAACGGTATTAATAGTCACAATGCTAATACTGGTCTAAGTAATCCTACTGATTATCAAGCAGATGCTATTATAGAGCAACTTGATAAAGAAGGTAATACTACTAAGACTTATGATTTTAGAGGGCTTTGGCCATCTAACATCGGTGCTATTGACGTTTCTTACGAAACAGAAAATGCGATTCAAGAGTTTACTGTTGAACTGCAAGTACAGTATTGGGAAAGTGCTGGAACCACATCTTAATTAGGTTCATAAATATATAGGACGAGAGGGAATTCTTTCCCTCTCTGATTATATGAGAGATATATAGTATGGCAGAATTTTTCGGATTCGAAATAAATAGAAAAGGAAAGGACAAAGAAGTTCCTAAAGTTTCCTTTGTACCAAATACAGACGAAGACGGCGCTGGTGTTATTACCAGTGGTGGACATTTTGGCGCTTACATTGATCAGGATGGCGACAAAGCAAAGAATGAAGTAGAACTTATTATAAAATATCGAGACGTATCATCTCAGCCAGAGGCAGATGCAGCGATAGAAGATATAGTTAACGAAGCAATTGTTGGAGATCATAATGATGTTCCAGTAGATATTGTTTTAGATAAGGTAGATGCTTCAGATAAGATTAAGAAATTAATCAAAGCAGAATTTAATTCAATATTGGAAATGCTAAACTTTAATAGTTACGGGCATGACATATTTAAGAAATGGTATGTTGATGGTAGATTACCATATCATATTATAGTTGATGATGCAAACCAAAAACAAGGAATCAAAGAACTTAGGTATATTGATCCTACTAAATTAAGAAAAGTAAAAGAGATAGAAGAAGAGGAAGATCCTAAAACAGGAGCTAAGCTTATCAAATCTCAAAAAGAATTTTTTATTTTCCAAGACAATGCAATGGGAAAATACAATCAAGGACTAAAAATACAGCCAGACGCTATAGCTTATGCGACATCTGGAATGTTAGATAGTTCTAGAAAAAGAATCTTATCCTATTTACATAAAGCTATTAAGCCAGTAAATCAATTAAGGATGATGGAAGATTCGTTGGTTATATACAGAATATCACGTGCCCCAGAACGTAGGATATTTTATATTGATGTTGGTAACTTACCTAAGGGTAAAGCCGAAGAGTACCTAAAAGGTATTATGAATCAATATAGAAACAAATTGGTATATGACGCAAAGACTGGTGATATCAAAGACGATAAAAAGCATATGAGTATGCTCGAGGACTTCTTCCTGCCGCGTAGGGAAGGCGGGAGAGGTACCGAGATCACCACGCTACCAGGCGGCGAGAATTTGGGACAGATAGATGATATTATATATTTCCAAAAGAAATTATATAAATCTCTTAATGTTCCTATGAATCGATTAGAACAAGAAGCTCAATTCTCATTAGGTAGATCTTCCGAGATCACCAGAGATGAGGTTAAGTTTAAAAAGTTTATTGATCGATTAAGAAAAAGATTTTCAGATCTTTTCTTACAAATACTGAAAACTCAATTACTTCTAAAAGGTGTATTGACTCAAGAAGATTGGGCACAATGGAAAGAATCTATTGTATTTGATTTTATTGAAGATAATTACTTTAGTGAATTAAAAGAAGCAGAAATGTACAGAGAAAGATTTGAGATGTTGGGTTCATTAGATGAGTTCATGGGTACGTTTATATCAAAAGAGTGGGTACAGAAGAATATTCTACGCTTTAACGATGATGATATTGAAACTATGCAGAAACAAATCGATGATGAAGAGAGTAAAGGTGACTTAGATATGCCGGATCCAGATGATCCAAGGTTTGGCTAAGAACTTTTTATGTATAAATAATAACACAGGATAAATAATGGAAATCGCAGATATTATAAAAAAAGTGGAAACTGGCGACAATGTGAATGCTGGTAAAGCATTTGATACTGTTATGGCAATAAAGATGAAAGATGCTTTAGATGCTAAAAAGATAGAACTTGCTTCTAGTATGGTAGATCGTAAGATTGATCCAGCTCCAGAAGCAGAATAATTACGGAGAATAACTCATGAAGTTAATTTCAGAGTATAACGATAGTAATATTACTAACTACATTACCGAAGATAAAAAAGGTAATAAGAGCCACGTCATTGAAGGCGTGTTTATGCAGGCGGATAAGAAAAATCGCAATGGCCGTGTATATGAAAAAAAGATTCTAGAGTCAGCTGTTAACAAATATGTTAAAGAGCAGGTGACAACTGGTAGGGCAGTTGGTGAGTTAAATCACCCAGAAGGTCCTACTATAAACCTAGATAAAGTTTCTCACAAGATTACCGAACTTAAATGGGATGGTAATAATGTGATAGGAAAGGCATCAATTTTAAAAACGCCTATGGGTCAGATCGTCGAAGGTCTGCTCGAAGGTGGTGTTAAGCTTGGTGTATCAAGTCGTGGTATGGGAAGCCTTGTGCAAAAGAATGGCGCTAGTTATGTGAATGGTGACTTTATGTTATCAACAGTAGATATAGTCCAAGATCCATCAGCTCCGGAGGCATTTGTCAACGGAATTATGGAAGGTAAAGACTGGATATGGGATAACGGCATATTAGTAGCACAAGACATTGAATTAATTGAGACTGAAATAAAAACAGCCAGGTCTATTTCTTCTTCGGAAGTTGAGATCAGAGCCTTTAAGAATTTCCTCTCGAAACTTGTAAATAAATAATCCGAGGAGGATAACGACATGTCAGAAGACGTAAAAAACGCCGAAGACGTATCAATTGATGAGCAAGCTTCTATTGAAAGCGAAGAGCAACTAGATGAAACACAAGTAATCGAAGATGTTCAAGCAGAAGAGGAAGCTGTTGAAGAAACTGCAGAAGTAGAATTAGAAGAAGCTAAAGCTAAAAAAGAGGATGATCTTGAAGAAGATGCTCCTAAGGCTATAGCAACTCCTAAAACTAAAGCTGGTGTTATTCAAGCAGCCGTTGATATGCTTAAAGGTGTAAAAAAAGAAGACGCACAAAAACTATTTGCGAAAATGGCAGCGATCTCTGATGACAAAGATCTAGACGAATCAGAAGATGATGGTTCAGTAGCGAAAGCTATTGCTTCAGCACCTTCTAAAAAGAATGAATTAAAAGCTAAAGCGAAAGTAGAAGCTCTTGATTTTGACGAAGATCTAGACACAATCATCAAAGAGGAAGCTACGCTTTCAGATGGATTCCGTGAAAAAGCAAGCGCTATTGTAGAGGCAGTACTAACAAGTAAATTAGCCGAATCAGTAGAACGCTTAGAAGCAGAATACGTGCAAAACCTAGAAGAAGAGGTTTCAGAAATTCAAACTTCATTAGTAGAGAAAGTAGATTCATACTTGAACTACGTTGTTGAAGGTTGGATGAAAGAAAACGAAGTTGCAGTAAGCACAGGACTTAGAACTGAAATTGCTGAAGACTTTATGGCTTCTTTACAGTCAGTGTTCAAAGAACATTACATTGAGATACCAGAAGGTAAAGAAAACTTGTTAGATGAATTATCTGACCAAGTAGCTGAACTAGAGGAATCTCTAAACAAAACCACAGAAGATAACATCAAACTACATGAAGGCAATAACGTTCTCGTTAAAGCTGAAATAGTGAGAGAAGCATCTTCAGGGCTTGCAGAAACAGATGCTGAGAAATTTGCTAAGTTGGTGGAAGATGTAGAATTTGATAACAAAGAAACTTTCGAACAGAAGGTATCTACTATCAAAGATTCATTTTTCAAAGGCGAAGTAACTGAATCAGTTGATGAAGTAAATAGCATGGCAGGTGAGGATACAGCGGAAGTTGTTGAAATGTCTGATAACATGTCTAGATACACTCAGGCTATAACTAAATTTAATAATTAATCTTAAGGGGAAAAACAACAATGTTTAACGCAGATTCACAATTAATGGAAAAATGGAGCCCGGTCTTAGAACACGCAGGCGCACCAGAAATCCAAGACAGATATAAAAAAGCTGTCACAGCAAGGCTTCTTGAAAACCAAGAAATTGCATTACGTGAAGAACAAGCCCAGGCACAAGGTAACTTTATTTCAGAAGCAGCAGCAGCTAATAACATTAGCGGCAGTGCTCCAAATAATATTGGTACTTTCGACCCTGTTCTTATTTCTTTAGTTCGTAGAGCTATGCCTAACCTCATCGCATATGATATCGCTGGCGTTCAGCCAATGACTGGACCAACTGGTCTTATCTTTGCAATGAAATCTAAGTAC